TCAATAATGTCCACCGCTCTCAGCGGGTCGGCGGCCACGTAATGCGGCCCCCCGGCGCCCCGCAGATCCCGACCTCAATGAAGTGCCCTTCTTGATGGAGAAAAATGGCGCGCCCGGAGAGATTCGATCTAACGGGCACCCTTCTCGCTCAATAGCTTAGCCCCCTTTCGTGCCACGCGTGGGGCCGTTTTGGCACCCGTGCCACGGCGTTCCATTCAAAAAGTTGCACCCTCGTACCCCCCGAGTGTGCGCCTTATCAATACACATAAAGGTAACCTGATGACTGACCTTATGACCCGTCAGGGTGAACTTGAGTATGAATCCGTTGCACTCGGCCAGAAGCGCTACGATGCCATGCGCCAGCGGAGTGAGTCCGCCACCACGGCATGCCAGCGGGTGACAGACGATGCTCTGCCTGTCCTGGCCCAGGCCATAGACCAGTGGGTGCAGGATGCAGCGAAGCCCGGAGCTGCCGGCCGTAAGCACCGGGCTGTGCCCTACCTCGCCCATGTGCTGCCCGAGCAGGCCGCGTACCTCACCGTGCGCTATGCCATTGATGGTGCATCCAGCCGCCAGCGGGTGAACAGCGTGGCCCTCGCGTTGGGTACCGCCATTGAGGATCACCTGAACCTAGTGAAGCTCGGTGACGCTGCCCCGGGGCTATACCGGAAGGTCATGCAGCAGATCCGCAAGGCTACCTCCGAGCGACACAAGCAGGGAGTCCTACGGCACGTCGTCGAGAAGTACGCCGTGGAGAAGCTGGGCTGGTCGAACACGGACAAGCTGCACCTGGGTGTGAAGCTGGTCGAGCTGTTCGCTCAGACCTGCAACATCGTCGACCTGCAGCGCGACACAGAAGGCCGACACAATACGCCGGTGCGTGTGGTGTTCACGCCCGAGGCCCAAACGGCACTTGAAGGCGCACATCAGGCGTGGCGCGACCTGCACCCCGTTCACCAGCCGATGCTCATTCCGCCGCGCGTGTGGCGCACGGAGGAGCGCATTCTGGAAGATGGAACGGTGAAGCGTTGGATCAGCGGCGGGTACCTCACGCGGGCCATTCAGCGAGCCCGTATGGTGCAGTCACGGCTCCCTGGTGCGCTCCAGCGGCTCACATCAGGTGACCTGAGCAACGTCTACCGGGCCGTGAATGCCGTCCAGTCGACACCCTGGCGCATCAACAAGCCCGTGCTTGCCGTGATGCAGGAGTGCCGCGCGGCCGGCCCCCGGTTCGCGTCACTGCTCGCCGAGGCCGACGAGTGTCTCCCACCCCGCCCCGCGGAGCTGGCCGAGGTGTCGAAGGACATCGAGGGATCACAGCTCACCGTCGGGCAGCGTGAGGCGCTGTCGTCATGGAAGCGTGACGCGGCGATGATCTACGAGCGCAACGGGCGCCGTCGGTCGAAACGCGTGGCGGCTGCACAGAAGCTGTGGGTAGCCGAGAAGTTCGCCGACGAGGCAGCAATCTACTTCCCGCACTATCTCGACTTCCGTGGCCGCATCTACCCGTACGCGAGCTACCTCAACCCACAGTCGAGCGATGACGGGCGTGCGCTGCTGGAGTTCGCCGAAGGGAAGCCGTTGGGCGACAGCGGTCTGTTCTGGCTCAAGGTCCACATCGCGAACCTGTTTGGCATCGACAAGGTGTCATTCGAGGATCGCGTGAAGTGGGTGAATGACAACCTGGAGAAACTACATGGCTCGGCATCTTCGCCCCTGGATGAGCTGTTCTGGACCGGAGCCGATTCTCCGTGGTGCGCCCTGGCGGCTTGTTTCGAGCTTGCAGGCGCTCAAGTGGGTGGCTCGGCTTACGTTTCCCATCTCCCCATTGCGATGGACGGATCGTGTTCCGGTCTGCAGCACTACTCGGCGATGCTCCGCGACCCCGTTGGTGGGACCGCGGTCAATCTCGTACCGGCGACGAAGCCGGCAGACATCTACACGCAGGTAGCTAATCGAGCCCAAGCTTTGTCTGATGGTTCCGGTTCCGCACTGAGTGAGGCGTGGAAGGGCAAGGTCGTGCGCAAGATCGCGAAGCAGCCGACGATGACGCTGTGTTACAGCGCCACGGTGTACGGCATGCAGGGTCAAGTCGCGCGAGCCGTGGAGGGCCTGGGGGGCTCTGACTACCTCGACGGCGAGGACGTCAGGCAAGCTTCGGTGTACATGGCTAACATCGTTTGGCATGCCATCGGTGACGTTGTGGTTGCCGCTAGGGACGCCATGAAGTTCCTGAAGGAATGCTCAGCGCTGATGGCGGAGGCCGAGCTGGCCGTCTGCTGGACCGCGCCGAGTGGGTTCAGGGTTGAACAGGGTTACCGGAAGTCTACGAGCCACCGCGTAAAGCTGCACTACAAGGGACAGCGGCTGTTCCTGAATCTGGCCGAGGACATGGAGGCGCTCGACCCCAAGAAGCAGGAGGCCGGCGTCGCGCCAAACTTCGTGCATTCGCTCGACAGCGCCCACCTGATGGCCACCGTCAACCTGGGGATCGAGAACGGGCTCAACCACTGGGCCTGCATTCACGACTCCTTCGGTGTCCACGCGGCGGACGTCGACGTGCTCCATGCGTGCATCCGCGAATCGTTCGTGGAGCAATACGAGCCCGATTTGCTTGAAAAATTCCGGGCCGAACTGGAGGATCAATTAAGCGACCATCCCGAGCTGATTGCGAAACTACCCACGGTGCCTTCCCGCGGCACACTGGACCTCGCGGCCGTCCGCGAGGCTAGGTACTTCTTTGCCTAGACGTTCCGCATCCGCACTGACTGCAAAAAGTTGCACCCTCGTACCCACACCTAAGCACACATCAGCCCAACCCTGAGGTGTCCCATGCACTCGCGCCTGTAATGGGCGCACCCGAGAGCCCTGGCAATCCCGCCGGGGCTCTTTTCGTTTCAGGAGGTTCCCTTGGCAGCAACCGCGATCCGCGGCTACCGGCCGCACACCGTCCGCGACCAGCTCCGCTTTCTGTGCAACCCCGCCCGTGTCCGCGTGCCGGCCTTCAAGGTCATCTCACGGGTACAGGACCACACCCCCGGCGAACAGATCCTCGGCACCGCCGTGGCACTGCTGGCCATGTGTCAGTCGGCAAACATCTCACTGAACGACGCCATCGAGAGCGCCCGCAACGTGCTGTCGCACGCCGAAGGTCCCTTCAGTTCACACGTGCAGGCCGTCCGCGACTACGCGGCGAACGAGATCGGTCGACGTGGTGAGCAGGGGAGGTACGCGTGAGCGACCACACGTTCTCCCTAGTAGCCAACGCTTTCATGGCGACCTTCTTGGGAGCCATAGCGGTAGGCATCGTTACCGTTCTCCTTTGCACCGCCGTCGCGGCCATAAGGGAGGCCTGCCGATGAGCACCATCAACAAGATCGACAAGGTCCATCGGCTGGCCAAAGTTCTCCGTCGGGACACCGTCCGTGCCCTTCAGCGAACCATTCCGATGATCCCAACGATCACCGGACGGCTGCTCGCAGCGGCCACTGTGGTGCAACTGGAGGAGATCCGACGTAACCCCCGCGAGCCGGGCCACGTCAAGTCGGAGCGCTTCGCAACCATCATCAACAACCTGACTCACCACCCGGCGGAGGCCGCATGAGCGTATTCGCAATCGTTCTGGTGTACGCCACGCTGGCCAAGCCCGTACACCTGATGATCCCCACCCCCACGGCTGCCTTCGAGACACTCGATGAGTGCATCTCGATTGAGCGCGGCATCAACGACAAGCACGGCTTCGATCAGCCCGGCATGACTTTGGTCTATGCCGGCTGTCAGGAAGTCGTCCCGTTCTACAACGACAAAGGAGCGAAGCTGTAATGGCTACCGCAATCAAGCTGACAAAGGTCGCCACCGAGCCTCGCTTCGTCGACAACGGCGTGCGCCTGGAGCTTACGCAGGCCGAAGCAGTGGCGCTGAAGATCGTCCTCGGTCACATCGGTGGCCACCCCAAGACTACTGCGCGGTGCTATACCGACGGAATCACGGTCGCACTCTTCGACGCCGGCATCAGGTCCCCCGACACCGACGAGGTCCTTCTGACCTACGAAAGTGGCACCAGTCTGTACTTCACCGATGCCTCACGCGGTGTCGTGGAGTCCACCTAATGCGCGCCGCCCTCCTGAACCTCGCGCGGGCCGAGCGTGAACAGCATGGCCACGTTCTGGATACCACACGGCAACGATTGTTGTCGTTAGGTGTTACGGAGCGTGATCTCACCAAGTACTTCGCCCTCATAGGAGTTATCTGACATGCCCGAGATCAAAGTCCAGACGGACACCAAGGTAATTATCTCACTGAGTGAGGCGGAGGCCGGGAAGCTCAAGTGTCTGCTCTACACCACAGTCGACTTCGAGAAGGAAGACTGGGCGCGGGCGGTACACGACGGCCTCGACAGCCTGGAAATCATGTCCGAGAACTACGAGGCGATATGAAGTTACCCAAAGGTCCCCTTAAGGTCATCTTCACCGACCCATCAGCAACCGAAGAGAACGAGAAGCGAGCCCGCGCAAACGGCACGCGCTTCAAGGCTCCCTTCTGGGTGTGTATGGAAGGCAACGACGATCAGCCGGTGCTCATCTACATGGCCTTCGCCGTTCGCGGCCACATGCGGCTGCGCTCCGCGGTGAACCGCTTCCCCAACGTCAAGGTCTTCCCCAAGTTGCGTGACCTGCGTAACTGGATGGAGTCAACAGGTGAACTGGAGTTGGACGTCTGTCCGCCCGACACCTACCCGCAGGTTATCGAGACGAAACCCCCTACTACCATAGAGACGACGAATGTCTAAACGTGATGACGAAGTCGGACTGCACCTGATTACCCCCAGGTCGCTGTACGTGTACCCCCGGCTCGGCCCAGTGGCCGATAAGGGTACGAAGAAGTTCCCCCAGAAACCCAACTTCAATGTGAAGGGCGTGTTCAAGCCCGGCCAGCAGTGGGTCGTGGGCAAGCAGCTCGTCGACCACGACGCAGTGGTTGAGAAGCTGGAGGAGATGCGCGACGCCGAGTTCGACCGCCAGCTCGCGGAAGCGAAGGCGAAGAAGAACGGCAAGCTCGTCAAGCAGCTCCACAAAGCTGACGTGTTGCGCGCCGAGGTGAACGAGGAAGGCGTGGAGACCGGCGAACTGTCGGTGCGCGCCAAGACCGCTGCCCAGTACGAGGACAAGGAGACGAAGAAGATCGTCCTGAAAGACCCTCCCACGATGTTCGATGCCAAAGGCAAGAAGATCGGGAAGCTGCCGCCGGTCGGTGGTGGCTCGGAAGGGAAGATCGGCGTGTATGCCAAGCCCTACTTCCTCGCGTCCAGCGGGGCAGTCGGCATCACGTTCTACCTCGAAGCCACACAGCTCCTGAAGCTCGTGAAGTACACGGGTGGTCGGAGTGCCGATGCGATGGGCTTCGGTGCCGAGGAAGGCTACACCGACGACGGCGACGGTGAGGATGGATTCGTCGACGAGACCGGCGGCGACGAGCCTGCAACCGGTGGGACCACTTCCGGTGGTAGCGACGACTTCTAACGCCTTCTCTGCCTTCCTAGCAATAGACCCGCTTCCGTGCCCCCGTCCCCGTATCGCGGTCATCCGCGGTCACGGGGTCGCCTACTTCCCGAAGTCCTACAAGGACTGGCGGGAGGAGTTCGTTGGGCTGTTCGTCGACAAGACGTTCACGCCCTTCGAGGGGCCGGTGCGGGTGCGAGTTAGCTTCGGCATTAAGAAGGCCCGCACGTCCAAGCTGGTGTTCCCTGTGGGCGACATCGACAACTACGCCAAGAGCGTACTCGATGGCCTCACCCAGGTGGGCATGTGGAAGGACGACAAGCAGGTTGTGTCGCTGCTCGCCACGAAACGATTCGCTGACGTGGCCTGCATCCATCTCCTAATCAATCCCTACGTTCCCGAGGAGGAACAATGATCGTTGCATTTCTCAAGAGCCTGTTCATTCAGTCGCTCGAAGGCATCCTGTCCGACATCACGCGGAAGGTCGAGCAGCTCAACAACCACGCTGACGCCAAGCTGTCGCACGCCGCGAAGCAGGACGCCAAGGCGGCGAAGGCCGATGCGGCTGCTTACGCGTCCCGTCTCGTGGCCGCGCGTGCTGCCAATGTGGCCCAGAAGCTGTCGGCTCTGGTGTCCTGATGAAGGCCACTGTAACCACCGGACTGGTGATCCTCGCGATTGCCCTCGCGTCCGTCGGCGGATACATCGCCAACATCGTGGAGCTGGCGCACGGCGGCTTCTCCGCGTCCATGACCATCCTGAAGTTTGCCGGCATTCTCGTACCCTTCGTGGGCGCGGTGCTCGGCTGGATCGACTGAGGTACACATGAAGATCACACAGAACCAACGGGTGCTTTCGCACCTGATCGACCACGGCTACATGACGCAGACCATCGCGTCATCGTACGGCATCCGTCGCCTTGCCTCGCGGATAAACGACCTGAAGTTGCAGTCCGTTCTGATCCAGAGCGAAATCCGCAAGGATGACGCTGGCGTTCCCTACGCGCGGTACACGCTCGTCCACCGTGAGGCCGAGCGCAATCGGCGCGATGGCCTCGGTATGACGTGGCGCGCGGGCGAGCCGCTCGCCGCATGACCGAAGCGGCGTTCATCCGTCACGGGCCATGTGCGGCGTGTGGCAGCTCGGACGCCAACGCTGAGTACGACGACGGTCACACCCATTGCTTCTCCTGTGGCGCACGGACGCGCCAGGGCGGAGCGCAACCAACTAGGAGAGCGCCTGTGAGCGGTCCTTTCGCAGACGGAGAAGTACGCGCTCTCGTGAAGCGCAACATCAACGAGGAGACCTGTCGCCACTGGAACTATCAAGTCGGTGAGAAGAGTGGCAAGCCCGTCCAGATAGCCAACTACTGTGATGACCAGGGCTACGTCGTGGCTCAGAAGCTCCGCTTCCCTGACAAGTCCTTCTCGTTTGTAGGTGAGCCAAAGAAGGCCGGCCTGTATGGCCAGCATCTCTGGCGGGACCACGGACGCAAGGTGGTCATCACTGAGGGCGAGATCGACGCGCTGTCGGTCAGTCAGCTCCAGGGAAACAAGTGGCCTGTCGTCAGCGTGCCCAACGGCGCGCAGGGTGCCAAGAAGTCGGTGGCGAAGGCCATCGAATGGCTGGAGCACTTCGACGAAGTCATCTTCATGTTCGACGATGACGAGCCCGGCCGCGAGGCCGCGAAGGAGTGCGCTGAGCTACTGACGCCCGGCAAGGCAAAGATCGCCCGCATCCCCGGCTTCAAGGACGCCAACGAAGCGCTCCAGGCTGGCCAGGGGGCGAAGGTTATCGACGCCATCTGGGGTGCGAAAGCGTACCGACCCGACGGCGTGCTGATGGTCGATGAGCTGTTCGACACGGCCTTCGAGATTGCCCCTGACGGCATCCCGTGGCCGTGGAAGTCTCTCACCGAGAAGACCTATGGCATCCGCCCGAAGGAGCTGTATGCCTTCGGCGGCGGCGTCGGCTGCGGCAAGAGCAACGTCTTCAAAGAGATCGCTCTGCACCTCATCAAGCTGGGACACCGCTGCGGCTACCTCGCCTTCGAGGAGGCGCCCGGTCATACCCTGAAGGCCATCGTCGGGAAGCTCGTGGGCCGCCGCCTGCACATCCCCGGAGTCACGGTGACTGCCGAGGAGCTGGAGTCTGCCAAGCGGTACCTCGACGGCAACCTCGCACTGTTCGATCACTTCGGTGCCATGGACGCGGACATCGTGGAGGAGCGGGTGCGCTACATGGTGACGGCGCTCGGCTGTCGCCACATCTTCATCGACCATCTGACCGCCATCGCGGCGGCAGAGGAAGGTGACGAGCGTAGGGCAATCGACAAGCTGATGGCTCGGTGGTCTGCACTGACACAGCAGCTCGACTTCACCCTCTACTTTGTGAGCCATCTGGCTACGCCGGAAGGCAAGCCACACGAGGAAGGTGGCCGTGTCATGGAGAAGCACTTCCGTGGCTCGCGCTCCATTGCTCAGTGGTCGCACGCCATGTTCGGCATCGAGCGCAACAAGCAAGAGCCCGAGGCGCCGACGATGTTCCGCGTGCTGAAGGACCGCTTCACTGGCGACGCCAACGGCGTGACCTTTGGTCTCGCCTACGATCGCAACACCGGGCGCCTGTCCGAGTGCTCGCTGTCACCACCGGATAACCCCGGCTTCAAAGACGAGACCGGCGATGCCGAGTTCTGAGCTGACGCTCGGCAACCTGCTCAACCGCATCTCGGCCCTCATCCAACGTAACGCGTACGACCCCGCCATGCCGGCGGCGGTCGTGCTAACGGAGACATTCAATGCAGACGACCACGTGTCGCGTCATGGCGATAGCCAACGGCTTCATCGTAGAGATTTATCCCCAGGGAACTAACGGCGGTCCTGCCGGCCCGACGGTTAGCCAGTACTGCGCCGACCTCAACGCTGTGGCGGCCTACCTCGTGGCTGCCTTTGTGCCCGGCGCGACATACACGCCACCTGCGAGCTGAGCATGCCGAATACCAAAGACTTCGCCACCGCTCGTGAGCTACACGGGACAGCGTCTGGACTACCCAGAACAGTAGACAAGACACTGGAGGCACGCCACAACCGCTACGGCACCTTCCTGATGAACGCTGCGATTGCACAGCAACTCAAGGACACCATGCGGGGCGCCCCCAAGTGGGACCAACTGGAGGATGACCAGCGTGAAGCGTTGGACCAGATCGCCAGCAAGATCAGTCGCATCCTGACGGGTGATGTCAACTACGTGGACTCCTGGCATGACCTTGCCGGGTACCCGACGTTGGTTGAGAAGAGGCTGAATGGAGAGGAGCTGTAAGGAGACCGTTGGCTGGCTCGGCTTCGCCGCTACGTTCACCGGCTCAGCCATTCAGGCGTTCTTCCCGGCATCCGCCCGGTTCGCCTTCCCGGTGTTCGTCGCGGCGGCTGCCATCTGGGCTGCCTACGCGCACATCAATCGTGACCGTCCCCTGTTCTTTCAGAGCCTGGGGTTGGTCGTAATCGACATCATTGCGGTGATCCACTGGTTCACCTGAGGAGGTAACTCATGACAACCATTCCACAGCACACTGCCTTTGCTGGCACTGTGGCTTCCGGCTTGACGAAGCGAGAGTACTTCGCCTCGCTCGCGCTGCAGGCTTTGGTGCAGTACTACGGCTACCGCTTTGCTCCGTCCATGGCTGTGAAGGCAGCGGATGAACTCATAAAAGAGCTGAACAGCGTCAAGCCCTTGGAGGCCGAGTGAAACCCAAAGAGAAACCTGACCGAGCACCTCAGTACAACCTGAGGGCCGGCGAGAGTTGGCGGAATGGCGCGCGTGTTGTTAAGCGTGGGCCGGCGCCGAAGAGGAGCAAGCGTGGACGTTAGGACAATCACGCTGGACGTGCAGGAGTTTGCGGTGAGCCAGTTCCAGGCTGACGAGTTGTTCGCGAACATCCATCCGTCGCAACTGCGCATGCAATCAGAGTACAGCCTACAACACATGGCGTACGTCCTTCGGTGCAGCCTCAAGCTGCCCGGTACGAAGCTACCGAAGACTCTCGTAGCGTCGTATCCGGCCACGTGGTGGGACCACGTGAAGGCCCGGCTGGGGCGCAAGCACCGGAAGATGGAAGTGTACCGAGAGGATGTTGTGGTGTTCCCTGACATCGAGATCCCTCCGCGCGCCACTCAGGTGCGCGTCCATGCCGTCTACGGACTACCACAGTTCTCAGCCAACTAGGAGACCTTATGCTAGTGTTCGACGTTGAGTCGGACGGCCTGCTCGACACGATCAGTGTCCTGCACTGCGTCAACATCATCGACCGCAGCACTGGCCAACGTCTCGCGTTCAACGGCGGGGTGTACCGTGATGGTACCCCCGCTCAGCGCGACGGCAACATCGAGGACGGGCTCCGGTTGCTGCAATCTGCAGACAGCATATGTGGCCAGAACATCATTCCGTACGACTGCCCTGCGATCCGTAAGCTGTACCCGTGGTTCAAACCTACGGGCAAGATCATCGACACGAAGGTCTGCAGCGCGGTCATCTGGACCAACATTGCGGACCTCGACTTTGGCCTGCTGTCATCCGGCAAGCTGCCCGAGGAGTTCAAGCAGCGTGGCCTGATCGGTAGTCACAAGCTGGAGGCGTGGGGCTATCGGCTCGGTGAGTTCAAGGGCGACTTCAGCCCGAAGGACTACGAGAACCCGGAGACCGGCAAGCCGCATACGTGGGCGACCATTGGGTTCACACCGGAGATGGACACCTACGGTCGACAGGATGTTGAAGTAACCCTGAAGCTCTACGAGAAGATCGAGTCGAAGAACTACTCGCAAGAGTGTCTCGACCTGGAGCACCGGGTAGCTGAGATCATCTTCCGGCAACACGAGCGTGGCTTTGCGTTCTCCGTACCGAAGGCCGAGGAGCTGACTCACAAGCTCCAGCGGCGCACCGCGGAGATCGAGGCGGAGCTGCAGAAGGTCTTTCAGCCGTGGATGGCACCCGTCATCGCGAAGGGCACGGCGGTCTTCACGCCGAAGAAGGACAACAAGAAGCAGGGTTACACAGGTGGCGTACCGTTCAGTCGTGTCGATCTTGTGGTGTTCAACCCCGGCTCACGCGACCACATCGCGGATCGGCTGAAGGCCCTGCGTGGTTGGAAGCCCGTGCAGTTCACCGATGGCGGCAAGCCACAGGTGGACGAGTCCGTGCTGGAGCCACTGCCGTGGCCTGAGGCGAAGCTGCTCAACGAGTACCTGATGGTAGGTAAGCGGCTGGGTCAGGTTGCCACCGGCGACAAGGCGTGGCTCAAGTACGCCAAGAACACCGGCATCTACAACCGCAAGACCGACGGCGTGGTCCGCATCCACGGGACCGTCCAGACCAACGGAGCGGTCACCGGACGTATGACACATGCTAACCCCAACGTGGGGCAGACGCCGGCCGTCTATGCCGCGTACGGGGAGGAGTGTCGTGATTGCTGGATCGCATCCCCAGGCCTTGTGCTCGTCGGCTGTGATGCCGAGGGCATTGAGCTGCGGGCTCTGGCCCACTTCATGGCACGTTACGACAACGGTGAGTACGCCGAGGCTGTTGCCAACGGGAAGAAGGAAAACGAGACCGACGTTCACAACGTGAACAAGCGGGCGCTAACCTACAACAAACGGGACAACAGCAAGACCTTCGTCTACGCACTCATCTACGGCGCTCAGGGATACAAGCTAGGCTGCATCACGTTCGACGACTTCACCGACGAGCAGAAGGCGAAGTTCAACGCGACGTACCCGTCGAGCAAGAAGAAGGCTCGGCACTCGGCGCTGAAGAGACTTGGAGATAACCGGCGAGAGAAGCTGATGGCTAACCTGCCGGCTCTCGGCAAGTTGATCGAGGCCGTATCTCACGCGGTAAACACTCGTGGTCGGTTAGTGGGCCTCGACGGCCGCATCCTCCACGTTCGTGCTGCCCACGCGGCACTCAACACGCTCCTGCAGTCAGCAGGCGCGGTCATCATGAAGAAGGCTCTGGTGTTGTTTGAAGACACCGTAGCTACGCCTAGTCGTTCCGCATCCGCACTCGTTGAGTACGTTGCGAATGTTCACGACGAGTTCCAAATCGAAACCGAGGAGACACATGCTGAATCAATCGGACGCGGTGCTGCTGAATGCATCCGCCTCGCAGGGGAGTTCTACAAGTTCCGATGTCCCCTCGCGGGGAGCTTCGGTGTTGGAAGGAGTTGGAGAGAGACACACTAAGGAGTGTTCCTCTTGTGGTGGAAAGTTTTTCCCAGCATTGTTCAACAAAGATCCCTGGCAACAGGACGGTCTCGACCGCCACTGCAGAAAGTGCTGTAGAGAGCGATGCGCTGTAGGGGATGCGGTCACGAAACTCTGTGACCGATTGGCGGGGAGCAGGAGAGTGTTCCGGGCATTACCAACGGAACAAAAAAGAGCACTTTGTAAGCAAGCAAGAGCGCAGTTGTCTAGCAAGCCGATGACCGCCACGGAGGTTAGAGAGCGCAGCACGGCTGCCTTCCTCTCGGTCATCCGTGAGGCTCGTCCCGTGCTCCGCCGTGCGTTCACCGAAGAAGACCTTCAGGGATACGTCTACGTCATCTCGAATCCCGCGTGGCCCGGCTACGTGAAGATTGGATGCGCAGCCGAGCCCGGCAAGCGCCTAATTCAGTTCAACACCGGCTCACCGTTCCGCGACTACTCCCTGCACGACTACGTCTACAACACGGACAAACGGCGAGCCGAAGCGCATCTGCACGATCACCTAAGGGCATACCGCGTGGATGGCGAGTGGTTCAAGCTGGACGTCGACGAGGCGGTCAAGCAGCTCACCAACGTACGCATGCCTGACCCCGCCGAGTTCATGTTGAGCAAGGAGCCCGAGCATGCCCAATGATTCCGCTTCCGCAGTGGATGCAACAGCAGCCCTACGGCTCATCATCGTTCACCCCGACGGTCTCGCAGCGCGCATCGCTGACTACCTTCGGACCTTCACGCTTCTCAACCACGGAAAGGCCCTCCTGAAGTTTGAGCACCCAGACGGGACGCTCGAAACCTACACGCTCTACCCCGGCCGCACCATTGACGAGCAAGTCAACCACGCGCGGCTCAACCATTACTCCGGAGAGAGGACACGCAATTGAAGAACTTCATCATCGGCCTTCTGGCCACCGCAGCCCTGGCCGGCTGCGCCATCACGCCCAACACGGCGAACACTGCGCTCACCACAGCCTACGCCACGGTAACCGCAGTCTCCAATGAGACTGACGTTCTGCTGTCCGCGAAGATCATCACGCAGGCCCAGGCCGCCGCCATCGCGAAGGAGCTTCAGAATGTGGAGGCTGCACTCAACGTGGCCGCCGCCGCCGCCGCCGAGGCCGCGAACCAGTCCACCGCTGGCAATCAACTCGCCGTAGCGCTCGCCGCGCTGACTGCACTGAATGCTGAGGTGGCCGCGCTCGTGCCCGGCAAGGTGGTTGCGCAGTGACACCCGCAGAGATCATCGCAGCCGTCACGCTGCTCAACACGCTGCTCACCGAAGCTACGAAGCTGATCGGCAGTCTGCAGGCAGCACATACAGGGGGCACTGGTGTGACGACAGCGGACGTGGCGTCATCCGCCGCATCTGCTGCCGCTGCCCTCAAGCAACTCTCAATGGACCTGGGGACACCCAATGTTCAAGTCTGAACTGGTCCTCGAAGCGATGGAGAACAAGCCCGACTTCTGGGTAGTCAAGGCTCCCCTCGTGTGGAACGAGATACCCGGCTCTCCGTCCTTTGCCAACATCACGGTCCCCGTTGGGTTCACCACAGACCTCGCTTCGGTTCCCAAGATCATCCGCAACATCTTCGACGTCGACGGTCGCTCGCGCGCACCCGCAGTCCTTCACGACTGGCTGTACGCGGTTCAGAGGACAACCAAGACGGACGCGGATGAGTTCCTACGGCTGGCCCTGATTGCCACTGGTGAGAAACCTTGGGTTGCTCGCACGTACTGGCTCGGGGTTCACCTGGGTGGCGCGTCGGCGTGGGCTGGCCACACGAAGAACGGCATCGAGGTTACCTTCGATTCACCAGCGAGCTACACCGCGTGGAAGAACGCAGGAGGCAAGTGGTGAGCACCGAGCAGGACCTTATTAAACAGGAGGAAGGATTCCGCGCATACGCCTACCAGGACTCGTTGGGGTTCTGGACGATAGGATATGGCCACCTGATCGACGTGCGTAAGGGCGGTCAGATGGACGCCGACCTGCTGCTCACGCAACTCCAGCGAGACATCACACGCAAGGCGGGGTTCCTCAACAAGAACATCGTCTACAACGAGTTGGGTTCGTATCAGCAGGCGGCGCTCGTGTCGATGGCCTTCCAGCTCGGCGAGGCGGGCATCAACGCGTTCCACGAGATGTGGTCGAAGCTCGCACAGAGGGACTACCAAGGTGCCGCAGAAGCAGCGCTCAACTCTGATTGGGCGAAGCAGACGCCGGCACGCGCACAGCGTGAGGCGAGGATGCTCCAGACGAATGCCTGGGTGGCGGCGTCATGAAGATCGTACAGATCAAAGAAGACCTCACCACCGATGAGATCATGGAGATGATCGGCCTAGCGAAGTTCTACGGCACTGAAGGCATTCTGGCGTTAGTGCGGAAACAGCAGGAGCATCTTGAGCGGTTAGCTGGGGAGATTCGTTTGCTCAAGGACGACGGTGGCTACGAGCGATTTTGGGACAAGCCGGCGCAGGCGGAGGGCGCATGAAGCGAACCCTGCTGATCGACGCGGACATCCTGGCCTACCAAGCATCCGCCTGCACCGAGGAGGTCCACTACTTCAACGGAGCCGATGAGGAACCGGCCGTGGAGGCGGACTTGGAAGCGGCCATCGCTTCCGCTGACCGGCGCGTGTCTGAGATACGGGAAAGTCTGGGCGCCACGGACGTTGTCATTTGTTTGACGGATCGTAGCCAGCCTACGTTCCGTGCGGACATCTGGCCGGCGTACAAGGCGAACCGGAAGGGCCGCAAGCCCGAGAACCTGTACAAGGTGATCGACCACTTCGCGGCGAGCTACAAGACGTACCTGCGACCGCGGCTCGAAGCCGACGACTGCATGGGCATCCTGTCGACGCACCCGACGCTGGTCCCCGGTGAGAAGATCATCGTGTCCGAGGACAAGGACATGCAGTCCATCCCCGGCCTGCTGTTCAACCCACGCAAGGACACCGAGCCCAGGAAGATCACCCGGCTCGCGGCGGATCGCTACCACATGGTGCAGACCATCACGGGAGACGCCACGGACAACTACCCGGGCGCCGTGGGCATCGGCCCCAGCTCACCCGAGGTGGAAGGCGTCATGGCCGCGAAGACCGTAGAGGAGATGTGGCAGCACGCACTCGCGGCGTACCAGCGCTCGCTGGATCGCGAGGCCGGCAAGATGATGGGCCTCAAGGGCAAGGTCCTGAAGGCCGCCATCGAGTCCGGTCAGGTGAAGGTAGCCCGTGGGCAGGTCGTACACGAGGCAACCATCCAGGCCCGCTGCGCCCGCATCCTGCGCGCAAGTGATTGGTCCTTCAAGGAAAAACGTCCGACGCTCTGGGTTCCTCCGGTGGTGTGACTTGAAAAGTTGCACCCTTGGTAACCCCCTGGCACCCCCTATGTGCCCTTTAGGTTATCCCCCGCACCAGCATTCAGTCCCAGCCCAGGCCCCGTAGGGCGGCTCGGCGACTGATCCCTTAGCTGGCCTCGCGGGGGATTTTTTTGGACGTAGTAGCTCAGCGGCAGAGCGCCGGCTTGCAATTGCCGGAGGTAGCTGGGTCGACACCAGTCTGCGTCCACCTATTCCCCATTCCCCGAGGAGCACTCCATGTACCGCCTTCCGGTCTTCGCGAGTCAGCTCGTCGAGGAACTGAACAAGTCTCACCCGGCCCGCTGTATGCGCGTCGGGGAGACCGTCGAGGAGCACCAGCGCTACGCCGGTGGCCGCGACCTTATCGACTCTCTGGTGATTCGCCTCCAGGCGACCGTTGACCAAGACCCGACGCAGGCCGTTGGGGCACGACAGTAACCATGTGCTTCGTCTCGACCCCCAAGGTCAACACTAACCCACCTCCGCCCGAGTATCTGCACAACACGATGCTCGATGACGTCGGCCCCGACGGCACAGGTGCGAACCGTGGTGTGAACAGCCTGACGATTCCGTTGAGTTCTCAGAACGACCTCAACGCTCCTGGCGCGGCCACTGGCGCCCAGGCAGGACTCAACGTCCCCACATCCGGCCAGTCTGCAGCTAACCCTGTGGCCTCCGGTACGCCGGCCGCAGCCACCGCCCCAGGCGTCGTCACGCCCACCGTCGGTGGTTCCCTCGCTGGAGCCATACCGTCCTACATGATGGTCGGCATTAGCGCCACGCCCGGCTTCGCTGGCGGCGCAGTAAAGTAACATGTCAGACCAAACCCAGACCCTAGCAGGGCCGATACAGGGTGAGACCGCTCAAGCGCTGTACCAGCGCCTGGAGTCTCTCCGCTGGATCACCCTGGAGCGAGCGCGCGATTGCGCCGCGGTAACCATACCGGCCATCCAGCCGCCACAGTACTCCAACGATCAGACCCAGCTTCCGACGCCTTACCAGTCGCTCGGCGCCCGCGGCGTGAACAACCTGACCAGCAAACTGCTGCTCGCAATGTTCCCTCCCGGCCAGCCCTTCTTCCGTCTGGACATCCAGAAGGGAGTCGCCCAGGCGCTCGGTGAGTCCCTGTCGCAGGTTGAGGAAGACCTCGCCTCTGTCGAGAGCGTTGTCACGACGCACGTCGAGCAGAGTCAGACTCGGCCGATCATGGCGAATGTCCTGAAGCGACTGATCGTCACCGGCAACGTCCTGCTGCACATCCCCGACCACAAGAACATTCGTTCGTTCCGGCTCGACCAGTACGTCATCGTTCGCGATGCCATGGACAAGCCGCTGCGCGCCGTCGTCGAAGAGAAGACGGTAGCCGAAGCCATCAAGCCTGAAGTCTGCGAGCATTGCGCCATTCCGGCCGGTGTCATCAAAGACGGCAAGATGTGCGTTCAGGAAGTCCGCGTCTACACGGACATCAACTGGAACTACCAGACTGGCCGCGTTGAGACCTACCAAGAGATCAACGGCAAGAAGGTTCCCGGCTCCGAAGGCGATGCGCCGATGGACGCCCAGGAATGGCTGCCGCTCCGCTGGCACCGAGTGCCGGGCCGTGACTACGGCATGGGCATGGTCGAGGAGTACTTGGGTGACCTCAGGTCACTCGAAGCTCTCTCTATGGCCGTCGTCCAGTTCGCCGCGGCTGCCGCCAAGATCGTCGTGCTGGTTCACCCGAACGCAACCACGAACGTCCAAGACCTGAACAACGCCGAGAGCGGCGATGCCATCGTCGGCTCCAAAGCTGACCTCGACATCTTCCAGCTTGAGAAGCAGGCGGACTTCCAGTCGGCTGTGAACATCATCAACAGCCTGACGACGCAGCTCTGCTACGCCTTCCTGCTCCAGACAGGGACCACTCGGAACGCCGAGCGTGTCACTGCCGAGGAGATCAGGGCCACCGCACAGGAACTTGAAGATGCCCTTGGTGGCGTCTACACGGTCCTTTCGGAAGACATGCAGCTTCCAATGGTGAACCGTTGGCTGGCCGTGATGACGCTGCGGAAGCTCATCCCGCCGTTGCCGAAGGGTGCCCTACGTCCGGTCGTTGTGACCGGCTTCGAGGCGCTCGGCCGCAATCAGCAGCTCAACAAGCTTCGCCAGATGCTCGCAGACCTCAACACCGCTGTCGGTCCACAGGTCATGCAGCAGCGGGTGAACTTCACCGAGCTGGCGCGCCGCTTCTCCAACGGCTACGGCATCGAGGACCAGAGCACACTCTGGCTCACCGACGACCAAGTCAAGCAGAACACGCAGGCCCAGTCCGCCCAAGAGGCGATGGTCAAAGCTGCGCCACAAGCCGCAGGGCCGCTGATCCAGCACGCGCTGGGCCAGGGCGGCGGGTCGTAATCAATCCTGAGGAGGAATTCCCTTGCCCGATCCAGTTCCCGGTTCGCCGGAACACGCCGCGAATATGCTTGCGAAAGCACGCGGCATCTCTTACGAAGATGCGCTGAAGGAGTTCAAGACTCCGGTAGCGCCGGCCCCTGTAGTACCTCCCGTGGTGCCACCGGCTGCCGTGAAGCCCGAGCACATCCCCGAGAAGTTCTGGGATGCTGCGACGGGTACCGTCAACACCGAAGCGATGGCCAAGAGCTATCGTGAGCTGGAGACGCGACAGTCCACCGGCGCCACGCCGCCCGCGGTAACCCCGCCGGCTGCCGTTCTGCCCACCATGGAGCAGGTCGGCGTCGACCCCGCGGTTGCCAAGCAGGCCGCCTTCAAGGCTGCCAGCGAGAAAGCCACGGCGGAAGTCGCGGCCTCAGGCGCGCCGTCGACCGAGACCTACAAGGCCCTCGGTGACCTCGGCTACCCCAAGGATGTCGTCGACTCCTACATTGCGGGCCAGAAGGCTCTGCAGACCCAGTACATCAGCTCGATGTACGAATCCGCCGGCGGCAAGGACGCATACGATCAGGCAATCGCCTGGGCGCGTGCGGGTGGACTCACTCCCTCGGAGCGCTCGGGTTTCGACTCGGTTCTCCGTAGTGGCAACATCGAGGCCGTAAAGGTCACCGTAGCTGGCCTTCAGGCTCGCTTTCAGGCGACCGTTGGCAAGACCGCGACGACTGTCGTAACGGGCACCAATGTGGCCGCTGCCGGTGCCAATGGCGGTTTCAACAACCGTGCCGAGATGGTTGCCGCGATGAAGGACAAACGGTACCAGTCGGGTGACCCGATCTATCACGCTGAGGTTCGCCAGAAGATGGCCGTCAGCGCGCGTAACAAGATCGACCTGGGCATCAACATCATTCAGGGCGGTCGGTAACGATGAAGCGCATCCCCAAGTCTTTCGAGATCGCTGGCCATACCTTCAGGGTCAAGTGGGTGTCAGACGCCCACATAGCCAAGTTTGCGGGTAAAGACAGTTGGGGAGCTACGGCACCGGCAAAGGGCATAGTCTTACTGAACACCCGGCTGCGCAAGTGCTCGGCCGACCAGCGCGCCCAGACGTTCCTCCACGAGATGATGCACTGCATCCTCTGGATTATTAGGGAGGAGCTGTGGAGTGACGAGGCGCTCGTCGATGCCCTCGGCCACGCCGTTCTCCAGGCTACGAAGTCTTTCAAGTATTGAGCGCGTTCCTCCTCCGCGCTCTATAGTCTGAGCATACGTTACAGGCTCCGTCTGGTCCACGATACGGACCACCTTCTTAGTTTGTGCGTATACCCACCGGTAACGCTCATCGCCCTCGACCCGAGGCGATTAATCCAATATCGGGTTAACCCTATTCAACCCCCGGCATCGCTTTGGCGATGTCGCTCGCGCCCTACACACGGGCCGCGAGTGCGTGAGCCCGCACGCTAACAGGACGAGATGAGCATGATGCTCATTGAGTTCACGGGTTCTTATTCCCCTTCGGTTCCCCTTCCGGTGTGCCTCATGAACACATCAAGGGAACCTTTCAGCCTACCGAAGACGAACCCTTCTCAGTACGAGTGGCCGACATACGTGTCGACAACCTCGCGGAACGGTGCGTAGTAGTCGGACGAGTGGGCCATTCCCCTCCCTCCAACGCAACAAAACGGCGCTCATCATCCCGCGTGGGATGCATGATCCGCTAACAAGAGTCCCCAGTGGCTGACGCAAACGTCAACAGCACTGGCCAGATTCTCGGCACCGGTGCAACCGATGCCCTCTGGCTAGAAGTATTCAGCGGTGAAGTGCTCACCGCCTTCGAGATCGCGGTCGGTCTGAAAGACACGATCCGCTCTCGTTCGATTCGCGGCGCAAAGTCGCTGCAGTTCCCGGCGACCTACCGCGCCAACACCGAGTATCACGTTCCCGGTACCGAGATCCTGGGCGACCAGATTCTCGAGAATCAGGTCCTCGTGACGCTCGATGACATGCTCATCTCCAGCGTGTTCGTCGACCAGATCGACGAGCTGAAGACTCAGTTCGACGTACGGGCTCCGTACGGCCAGGAGCTGGGTCGCGCGCAGGCTCTGTGGTACGACCGCACCGTGTCGAACATTCTCGTCGCGGCTGCCCGTACGAACACCGAGCTGTTCCCTGGCGACGGCACCGGCACGGTCCTCACGGACACCGGCAACGTCTCCAGCTCGGCCGACTTCACGGCTTCGGGCGCCGACCTCATCGCGGGCTTCAACCTCGCGAAGCAGACCATGGAGCAGCTCGCTGTTCCCGTGGACATGCTGAAGGTCACGAGCGTCGTCAAGCCCGCGCAGTGGTACCTGATGGCGAACAGCGACAAAGCGCTGAACCGTCTGTACAACGGCGGCGAAGGCGACATCGAGCGCCCGGTCCTGCGAACGGTCTCCGAGATCGAGATTCGCAAGTCCATCGCTCCGCTCTTTGGTTACGACGTGACTGTGTACAACAGCTCGTCCAACACCAACGGCATCGTCGCGAACGCGTATCCGTTCGTGAACGGCACCACGAACCCGGCCACGGCGTCACTGCCGTTCGGTCAGGCCATGCCGTTCAACTACCCGACCAAGTACCAGAACGATCAGTCCAGCACGATCGGTCTGCTCTGGGTCGAGCCGGCCGCGGCCATGCTCAGCCTGCTCGGGCTGGCCATGGAGTCCCAGTGGGACTTCCGTCGGCAGGGCACGCTCATGCTAGCCAAGAGCGCCATCGGCGCTGGCGTACTTCGTCAGAAGTGCGCAGTCGAGCTGCAGCACGCGTAATCGCTAACCAGCGATAACACCAAGAGGCCCCGCATCAGATACGTCTGGTGTGGGGCCTTTTTTTCTTTCAACAGGTTTCCATCAATGACCGCACCTTCCTTGCTCAAAGACCGCGACGGCGCGGGCATTCAGACTCTCATCCCCGACGACACCACCGTCGCGTCCATCACATCCGGTTCGACGAGCGCAGCCGCTGCTCTCCCGGCGGGCGCCTCCATCGTCGAGGTCTCAGCTTCCAACTTCTGCTACATCGCCTTCGGCGGTTCATCCGTAGCGGCAACCACCACCTCACGCCTGTGTCCTCCGGGGCGCGCCGTGTATCGACTCCCTCCCGGCGCTACCAACTTCGCCGTGCTTGAGATCGCCGCCACTGCCGCCCTCGTGACGGTCACGCGCCTCTACTAACCAGGAACGTCCTGTGACCAAGAACGTAACGGCCAAAGACTGGACGTCAATCATCCAGGCGTGGAACGACGGCTCGTACAGGACGTGGGCGCAAGCGCTCGCCATATCGGGTCTCCTCGCTCTCGGACACTACCTCCCAAGCATCCAGCCGATGCATCTCGTCTATCCCCGGCCTGACACCGAGACGAGTGCTAGCGCGCGCCATCATTGGGCGTTCCTTGGCTCGACGCCCATGCTGTACGACATACCCATCGACTTGATCGGTGGTTCGTATCCGCACGTACCGGTGCTGATGGGTGACAGCAACCCTCCGGGCATGGTCATCGTCATGCCGGATTACTCCGCTGGACCTCCCTACGTATCCCCCCGACTCCAGTGGACACCCACAGAGGAATGGTCAGGGACCGTTTGGATTCGCTGGTATAGCCAAGAGTTCTCTACCGACAGTACCCAGTTCATCGACCAGCAGTTCTCACTCGCCACAAGCAACGACGTTGCGAATGGAGGAGTGTTCGCATTCGTTAGCATCGACGGCGGTCTGAGCACCAACACCGGCGGCTACGGCTCCCCGTTGGACGACATGCCGACCGTGTTCGGAACTACCTATGCGGCCGCACCTGTCATCCACAGTGTTGCTATGGCCGGAAAAATATGTGTGCTAATGCCATCCACGGAGGGCAAGGCATACACGCTTCCCCTCTACACGGACGGCTTCGGAAACGGCAGTTACTTTGAAGTCCACAACGCCAACAAGCCCATCGCACTGATTGGCTTCCCGGGCGCCGCCAAGCCCAAGATATCCATAGCCCTCGCCACCCTGTCAGCGGTCGTAACAGATACGCAAGCCAGCGACTTCTTCATGTCGTGGCTAAATCCTGACGGGTACAACACCGGAGTGGATAACTTCCGCTTCTGCTCAATAGGGGGCTCGGGCGACTTCCGCATAACCCTAGACAACATCGAGTGGACAAACTCTGGCTGGGGAACTGTCGGGAACGAGAACTGTTCGATTCTGGAAGCCGGTAACTTCGCTGGCCTGAGGCAATACATCTATTGCAATGCCTGCTCGGAGACAAACCGCCAGCCAGGAACGCCTGCAAACAACTTCGCAGGCCCAGACCTGTATAGCTGTCAGTACTCCCTGGTTCAGGGATATTCGATAAACGATCCTTCGTTTACCGGAGACTCTGGAGCATTCCTAAAGGTTGACGACGAGAACTGTGAGATTAGGGGCTGCTACTACAACGTCTCTGACATTCTGTTTGCGTGCAGCTTTGGTGAGTCGGCTGACGTTGGGTACACCACCAACGACAGCACGTACAACCTGATGATCGGAGTCAACGTCATAGGTATTCCCAAACTGAACTCCAACTTGGCGGGACCACAAACCACACTAAGAGCCGCCCGGAACACTCTAATCACTGCGGTAGGAACCGGCTTCTTCACCGGAACCCCCGCCACCGGCGCTGGCCCATGGGTAATTGAGGCGAACGCCGTCCAAGGTCCAAATGTCGTCCTCCCTGCAGATAACGCTGCAATCTCTACAAGCGGCAATCAAGTCGTAACCGATAGCAGCCTCCTCGATGAAACAACCGGCCTCTTGGTTGATTCCGCGAATGTGGGCACATTAGGAGCACAGATCGCGTGAGCATAACCCCAGTCCAAGTTGCACACTTCCCCGTCAATGGTGCAGCGTCCGTATCCGGCAGCCTCTCAAATGTAGCCAACGGGAACACAGTAGTTGCCATCCTCGCCGTCCAGCACGGCGCGGGTGGTACCTACACCCTGAACTCCATCAGTGACACCGCAGGTGCCCTTACTGCGATCCAGGCATTTGAGCTGGCGCAGATTCAGTCTGGTATATACGCCGGTATTGGCGTGTACGTGTTGCCATCCTCTGCAACTGGTACCCACACTGTAGCGGCTGCATTCTCTGTCAACGTAACCGGCGACCTGTTCCTGGTAGAGGTGCCGCTCGGTGGCAGCCCGACTGCGGACGTAAGCTCTCCGGCGCTTAGGAACACCGCGCAGGTCTCGGTAGTCACCAACAGTATTACCACCGAGTCGGCAGGTGACTTCGTCATCGCGGTCTTCATTGCAGAGACCACCGGCCTCACCTACTCGGCATGGACCAATTCCTTTACGCTGGGTGATTCGGACAATTCGACCAGTTCGTCCACGGCGTGGGGATATTTGCCTCAGCCGTCGGCCGGCGCAATAACCGCAGGTGCTACGCTCAGCTCGGCCATCCCGTCGATTGCGGGCATTGTTGCACTCACCGCTGCCGCACCCGCACCAACGGTTACCTCCGTCAACGGCGGCACTACTCTCACCGAAGGCTCCACTAGCATCCCCGTAGTGGGCACCTCCTTCGCCTCAGGTCTCACCTCCGCAATCGTCCAAGGCTCCGTCACTCTCGCCCAGACGATCACCTACGACTCCGCTACGGCGGCCACGTTCGACCTGACCATGGAACCCGGAACGGGCACCCAGCTCAGCTTTGGCGATGCGACCTTCGAGGTCACAGTAGGTGGCCAAACGGGTTCCCTCGATATCACCTTGGCTCCGCCTGACGGCAACCTGTATGTGACCCTGACGTCCATCAATACGGACTCCACGTCTGACATCACGGCCAGCCCAGCGTTGGCCATCGGTGACCAGATAGAGGCATCAGGGAACATCACGGGCACATCAGCGGCCCCTGCTGGTCTCGTCATCAACGCCGACAGCACCTTCGACTTCACGACTGGCAACACCCCGACGAACTTCTATGCGAGAGCATGGGACTCGTCGACGCAGACGTGGGGCTCATGGGCGCTCCAGACGGTCACCTCGGGTGGCGTGACTATCACGATCCCGTCAGGTCTCATCCCGTATCTCCATCAGCTCCTCTCACTCCTCCCTGGATAACACATGACCGTCACATTCTCAGCCGACCCAATGACCGAATTGGAGGCATTAAATCTAATGCTTCTGTCGGTAGGCAAGTCGCCCGTGAACACGACCTCAGTGCCGGGCGTGAACGCTGTGTCGAATGCGATGACGGTCCTGTACAACACTGTGCGGGAAGTGCAGTCGAGGCGCTGGTGGTACAACTACGACACGGACTTCAAGATCACCCCAGACGGTAGCGGCAACGTCATCCGTCCCACCACCTGTACCGGCTTCGCGCCGTCAGAGCGGTGGCGCAACTACATCGAGCGCTGGAACTCCAATGCGGGTTCCGGTGCTCTGTGTATGTGGGACCTTGACTCACAGACGTTCAACCTGACGTCACTGCTCCAGCAGGGCTACCTGCTCTGCGACGTGCAGTGGTGCTTCGAGTTTGAACAGGTCCCCCAGGTCGTCCGCAACTTCATCACCCGGAAAGCCGGGCGAACCTTCCAGACTGGCTCGATTGGCTCACAGCTCATCTACCAGTTCACGAAGGAGATGGAGCTGGACGCCGAGGCGGAGCTGCAGCGTGAACACCTGCGCTTCTCGCGGGCGAACATGTTCAGCACTCCGACCACGATCAATCGTGCCGTGAACCGCCAGCCCGGTGCGTGGTACCGGCCCTGGTAAACCATGTCCCTAGTATCCCGTCAGATTCCCTCCCTCTATGACGGTGTCTCTCAGCAGCCGGCGAACCTGCGCCTCGCATCACAATGCGAAGCTCAGATCAACGGCTGGAGCACCGTCGTGCAGGGCGTGGGCAAGCGTGCCAGCACGCAGCACGTAGCTCAGCTCGACGCCGATAACGTCGACTCAGCCTACATCGATATCCTCAACTTCGACACCAACGACCGCTATCTGGTGTCGATCACCGACGGCGACCTGGAGGTCTTCGACCTCGCGGGGAACTCGCAATCCGTCAGCTTCCCCTACGGCAAGGGCTACTTGAACTACGGGGGCGCTGCAGTCACCACCTGGGCTGCCACTACAGAGTGGACCTTGGTCGGCCTCTACTGCCGTCCCACCACAGCCAACGGCTACATCTATCAGGCAGCCTCATTCTCGGGTAGCTCGACCGGAACCACAGGGGCCACACACCCTGACTGGCCGACAACCCCAGGTGACACCATCACCGATGGCACCATCGTCTGGGTCTGCTTCGTGGACTTCACCGGTGGCACCCTAACGCCGTCGTCGGACTTCAATAGCACCACGGTTGCCAACTACTCGTTCATCGTCAACAAGACGGTGTACTGCCAGATGCAGGCAGCGGGTACCGACCTTGTCTCTCAGCCGACCGGCTACGTGACCCTGAAGAATGGTGTCAACGAGCCGTTCTACGGAGAGTCGGACTACAACCCGACGGCGTACGAGCAGTACGCAGCGAACCCCTCAGGCACACTCAAGGGCGTCGTTCAGTCCTTTGATTACCTGCCCTGGCCGGGGAACACGAACAACAACGAAACGCCAACGCCCGGCGACGTCTACGAGGTTCAAGGCGACGACACCACGTCGTTCGCTACCTACTACGTCATCTGGCAGAACGGCGTGTGGGATGAGACCGTAGAGCCGGGCCTGCAGAACAGCATCGACGCCAGCACCATGCCGTGGGCGCTCATCCGCGGCTCGGACGGTACGTTCACGTTCACCCCCTTCTCGTGGAACCCCCGCGCAGTGGGCGACGCCACCACGAACCCGTCCCCGTCCTTCATCGGCTCGCAGATCAGCGACGTGTTCTTCTATCAGGACCGTCTCGGCTTCTGCTCCGGTGAGAACGTCATCATGTCGCGGGCCGGTGACTTCGGAACCTACTTCCGTCTCACCGTCACGCAGCTCCTGTCGGACGACGTGATCGACATCGGCGCGTCGGACACCGAGATAACGAAGATGGCATTCGCCGTCCCGTTCTCGACCGGCATGTCACTGTTCAGCGATCAGACGCAGTTCCGCCTGATGGTACCCATCGAGGGCTCCCTTACTCCAACCACAGTTGCCATTGACGTGGCCACTAGGTTCCTGAGTAGCACCACTGTGCGGCCCATCATGCTGGGCACGAACCTCTACTTCGTGTCCGAGGATGCGTCCTACGCGCATGTACGCGAGTACTTCGTCCTCCTGAACTACCTCGGTCAGTTCTCCATGGACGCGCCCGACCTGACGGCGCATGTGCCCACCTACATCCCGGCAGGAGTCTTCCTGCTCACGGGGTCGCTGGTACACAACTGTCTCTTCGCGGCCACCTCGGCTCAGCCCTCGCGCCTGTACGTCTATCAGATGTACTGGGTAAACGCACAGCAGAAGGGACAGAGCGCGTGGCACTACTGGGACTTCGGGACCGGCGTGACCGTGCTCGCAGCGGAGGCGTTGGACGACTATGTCTACGTCATCCTGAAGCGCAACGGAACCGCGTACATCGAGAAGGTGAACATCGCGTTGGGCGCCAATGTTGGCCTGACGGATGCCAGTGGGAACCTGTACGACATCCTGTTGGATCGTCGGTGCAGCGTTACGAGCACCTACCAGTCTGGGACCGACACCACACTGTTCATCCTCCCGTATATCTACGATGCGGGTAATGTGACCCTGGTGGCAACTGGTGGCTCAACCCCAGGCGCTATGCTCGATCCCACGCAGTACACGAACTACTCCTCGACGGAGATTCTGTACCCGGGGAACGTGGCTGGCACCTACTTGGCGGGCGAGAACTACACGTTCACCTACCAGTTCAGTCAGCAGTTCATGTTGAATCGTCAGAACGTCGCCGTCCTCGGTGGCCACCTGACGCTGCACGACTGGCGCGTTCACTACTACGGCACGGCGTACTTCGAGGTCACTACTGATCCCTATGGGCTCGGAGAGACCACTGAGCAGACGCTGTCGTATGTCCCTGTGGATGCATCGTCGTACACCGGGCTCACCATTGGTGAGACAGCGCTGGAGATCGGGACACCGACCTTCGGCGAAGGCACCTTCGAGTTCGGCCTGTATGGCGACTCGAAAGAGGCAACCGTCACTCTCACCAACCCAACGCCCTACCCCAGCGTCTTCTTGGAAGCCGAATGGGAAGGCGACTACACGAACAGGAGCAACGTACTCTAATGATCGTCGAAGCAACCTATCGGCATGTGCGCCGTATGCTCGCCGCTGGCCTCCGGGCTGCCGACGTTCAAGAGATCGAAGCGGGATCAGAGTTGTCTACGGAGGCAGCTCTGATCCGCTCCTGGGCGTTCTCAGAGAAGTCATGGTCCCTGCTCGTGCCTGCGCACGGGCCGGTAGCCATGTGGGGCGTCGCGCCGATGCGTGACCGTCCTGACATCGGGTCACCTTGGCTTCTAGCTACGGATCAATTCCAATACCAGAAGCGGACCTTTCTCAAGCACACGAAGTACTACGTCGCCGAGATGGCGAAGGGCTTCCGCTACCTGACCAACTACACAGACGTCAGGCACACCGAATCACACCGCTGGCTCAAATGGGCCGGCTTCCACATCTACGAGCATGCGATGCCTTATGGGCCGAAGCACATGCCGTTCTACGTGTTCCACCGGGAGACCTAATTGTCACTTGCATTCATCCTTGCGGGTGGCCGTCTCCAGAAGCTCTGCCCCGCCACGCTAGGCATCTCTGCGGCAATGGAGACCGCCATCGGCGCGACCATCGCGTCTACCGCGGCATCTATGACCGCGCAGACGGAAGAGGCCAGCCGCAACGCGGCCCTGATCCAGGGGCAAGAGACGCTCCAGCAGAATCAAATCTCTCAGCAGGCAGGCCACGCCGAGTCTGACGCCGCGCAGGAAGCCCGGGCCGCGCAGGCCACGAGCATCGCTGCCGCCGGCGCCGCCGGTATCAATATCGGCTCCAACTCCTTCGTTGCATCTCTCCAGACCACCGCGATGAACGCCTCGACGCAAGAGCAGGCCATCACCGAGTCTGAGCAGAACAGTGAGCAGGGCAGCGAAGCGCAGGCGAACACACAGCTCGCCACTTCCGCCAGCTCGCCCACGTTCATGGGTGCTGGCCTCAACGTCGCTCTCTCGGGCGCCAGTGCCTACGCCAGCGCCAACATGATGGAGTCTATCTATGACGGCGCTCCGGAGGCCGAGTCCATCGGCGACACCGCCAGCGCCTATGGCGCCGATTCGATTGCCGAGGTTCTGGGGAGTAAGCAGTAATGGCTGACGTCACCCCACTGGACGCTGGTGATGGCTCGCAAGCCGTTACCGCTTCCGCAGTCCGCGGCGGCAACTACGGCCCGTCCCCGACACCTCAGATCCACACCAACGTCGCGGCTCCCCTGGATGTCCGCGGTGGTCCCTCTCAGTTCTCCTTCCTCGCGGCACAGCTCCAGAGTTCTCTGGAGACCATGCGGTGGCCACTGATGTCCGCCGAGCGTGTTGCCGGAATGGAACACGCCCGTCAGATGCTCTCCCAAGGTAAGGGAGACGCTGCCGCGGGCACGGTCAATCAAGAGCTGTCTGAGAAAGACGGCGCCTACCAGCAGGGCGTCATGTCGACGCTCGGTCAGAAGCATGGCTACGCAGTCCTTACGTGGGTTCAGCAGCAGATGCAAGACCCGAACAGCGGCTGGGACAAACTCACACCTACGCAGGTAGCACAGCAGGTCGACGCCCAGGCTCAGAAGCAAATGGGCGGCATGGAGACCAATGGCTACTTCGCTACCGCCGCTGCACCCATCGTGCAGCACGCGATACAGGAAGCCTCGGGCTGGCGCATAAAGGCCATCCACGACAACGACGTCGGGCAGATGCACGCGAACACGAGTTCGTCTCTGCAGACGGCGCTGGCCGGCGGTCCCGCGTTCGACTACAACAAGACCTTCGCCACCTATAAGAACACCTTCGGTGGCAACGGCCAGCTCGCCCGTGCGTCTCTCGACAACGACATTCTGCAGTACGCTCGCGGCAACCTAGACCCCCGCGTGCTCAGCAACATCCAGCCGGCCCCCGGTCAGACGTCGCTGCCACCGAAGACCATGGCTGAGATCACCCAAGCGGGTGCCTACATCCGCGCCCAGCTCGCTCCGTACACGAAGCAGATGGACAACGGGAATCAGGTGAAGGCGCTGCAGCAAGTGCAGTCCGGAGCCAGCCCCGCAGATGTCACCAAGTGGTACCTCAGTCAACCCGGTGCGAACCCCGCGTTCTCCTCTCACATCCTTTCGTTCGGCCATTCGCTGTCGACTGCGGGTGAGACGTCCAGCGCGGGCGCCTCAGGCAGCATCGAGGCTGAAGTCTACGCCCACAAGATCACCACAGTGTCCGACGGCGTAGCCGCTCTGCGCGCATCCGGTGCAACCGGGAAAGCGTTCACGGACGGCGTGCAGGCTATCGCCACTGCGGTGTCGAAGGTTCAGTCCATCGACAGCGCTAACCCGTTCTTCAAGTCCACCCTGGCCGAACTCAACGAAACCTACAGGCCGGTTGCTATGGCTGGTGGTGCTCTCATTCACCCAGGTGCATCTGCTCAGCATGCAGGAGTCCTAGCCGACTTCAATACTGAGTACCAGTCGAAGCTGAAGAATGAGTCACCTCAGGACGCAGCTTTCGATGCGATGCAATCCGTGAAGAAGAAATGGGGCGACCCCATGGGCGCCACTGGCGGCCATGACTTCAAGCCGCCGCGCTCCTACGAGGAGCAGATGCACCTCCTTCGAGAGAACCCCGCAGCCGCACGCGCGGCCGGGATGCACAGCTCCGACATCCAAGACCTGTACGAAGCCGGTCTCCTATCACCACAGCAGACCGCTGCGGCCATGCACTCATACCTGGGAAAGTAACCTATGCCCGATCAACTTGACGCGCTGTTTGCCCAAGGGCGAGCGCAAGACGCCGCTCAGCAGCAAACCGCACAGCAGGTGATCGGGCAGACGAAGGTCGCCCAGGAGCAAGACCAGCACCAGCAGACCATCGACGCACAGCCGCCTCCGGGTGGCTTCTGGCATGGTGTCGAGCAGGTGCCCGCTGGCCTCGCCTCAGGTGCCATTCACGGCGCCTCAGAGATGGTGCAGAGCGGCATGGAGCTGAACGCGTGGGCGTCTGCTCACCTCGCCGACATCGGCAACGCACTCGGGGCACCTTATGTGTCCCCTGCGGCCGTTCAGGCGGAAGGCGCCGTGGTTCCCAATGCCATCAGCAAGGTGGCCGATGCGGTGAGCCCGACGGTGAACGATACCGCGGGGCGCATCAGCTCTGGCGTGGGCCAGTTCCTCGTGGCGATGATCCCGGCGGAACGCGGCCTCGCGGCTGTTGGCATTGCCGGCCGCGCCGTGCGTGGTCTACTGGCCGGCTCCATAGCACAGGGCTGGGCGTTCAATCCACACGACGCCCGGCTGTCGAATCTGATCCAGTCGGTGCCCGAGCTGGCGAACCCCGTCACTGCCTTCCTGGCCAGCAAGCCCGGCGACAGCGACGCACTGGGGCACCTCAAGGGTGCCCTGGAGGGTCTTGGCATCGGTGCCGCGGTGGATGGACTCACGTCCGTCCTGAGCAGCATGCGTGGTGCCATGGGCCTCGCGGAGACGTCCAAGGCGCTTGACGATGCGAAGCCGACGGAGATCGGTAAGGCCCCCGCCGCGGAGCCCACTCCCGAGCCCGCAGAGCCAGCGCCGGTGCCCCCGGAGCCGAAGCCCTACGAGCCACCCGCGCTCGACAAGGCGGAGACGGCCGACCCCGGCAAGGGCCAGGAGATTCCCCCGGAGCAGCCCGAGCCAAAACTCGAGCCCGGGGAGCCTGCTCCCGAGCCGGAACCGCAGCACCCGATGGCGGATGAGAACGGCACCTTCAGTCCCGTGCTGGCCGCGAAGCTCATCATGCAGCTCCCGAGCGATGCCGCGGAGAAGGTCCGTGGATACTTTGCGGACGGCAACTACGCCGACGCCGCAAGCACGCTGCTCGACCACACTCATGCCAACATCCCGTGGGACACGCTGTCCGACGGGGCGAACCTCAAGGCAACCTTCGCTGCCATGGAGTCGCACTTCGGTGCAGCCATCCGTGAACACTACGGTGTCACTCCGGTCACCTCAGCGCAAATTATCCAGCTCGCCAAGGACGTCGGTGAGAATGGCGCCGGCGATGTCACACGGCTCCATCAGGCGCTCACTTCGGGCGCCGCTGGTCCTGGTGGCCTCGCGGCCCGCATCACGTCCGCCTACGGGATGATGATCGGCTCCGCGCGCCGCCTGCAGGAACTCGCCGTCAACGCCCGCGACCTCGACGCCTCAACCGCCAAAGGTTCGGCGGCGATGGCCGACTTCCAGAAGCAGCTCGAATTGCACAGCGCCATCGTGGGCCAAGTGCGTAGGTCATCCTCAGAGATTGGCCGCGCGCTGTGGGCACACCGTGCGCTCAAGGCGAGCACCGAGTGGGCTTCCTCGAAGTTCAACGACATCACGGCCAGCGAGCTGGGGCCGAAGGCTCTCAAGAAGTTCGCCAACGATGTCGCCGATGGGAACCTGCGTGACGTGAACAACGCCGCCCGCAAGGCCGGCGGCAACCGCATCATGAACGTGGTCAAGGAGATTGCGCTCAACGGGATGCTCAGTGGTCCCAAGACGCAGATAGCCAACTTCGTCGGCAACGCCTTCAATGGCCTGCTGAAGAACACCGAGTGGTACCTTGCGGGTGCCATAGGACACGTTCGTGGCGCCCTGATGTCTGACGCCGAGCACGCGACGATCCGCGCCGCGGTGGCGCACTCCTGGGGCCAGATAATGGGCCTCAAGGACGCCGCTCCGCTTGCCTTCAAGTCGCTCCTTAAGGAGCCTGACGTGTGGGCCAGCTCGGGCCGCCCGGTCGTCAAGTCAATCCAGATGTCGACCGAAGGGCGCACTGGGGCGAGCCTGACGGCTGCCAAGGCGATCAACATCACCGGGCAGGTGATCCGATACCCCGGCCGTCTGATGGGCACCGTCGACACGTTCAACGCCGCTGCCGGCGAGCGTGGTGACCTGTATGTCCATTCGTACCTGCAAGCGGCCCGTGAGGCTGACACGCAAGGACTCGTAGGGGATGCTCGCTCGAAGTTCTTGTCGTCCAGACAGGCCGAGCTAATCTCCAACCCGACGGAGGAGTTGGCAGCTCATGCCAAGGAAGCTGGCCTCTACCAGTCGTTCCAAGAGCCGGCCCGCACGCACCTGGGCGACTCGTTCGCCAAGTTCATGGGTGACAACCCGGTACTGAAGCTGATCGTCAGCCCGTTCGTCCATCGCCCGCTGAACATCCTTCGGCAGGGCCTCATGGACTACACGCCTGCTGCGCTCACCTCCAAAGCTTTCCGCGCAACGGTTGCTGGAGGCGGGGCCGACGCTGATGTCGCCATCGCGCGTACAGTACTCGGCACCTCCACGCTGCTGACAGGCTATCACCTCGCGGAGAGTGGCCACATCGTCGGAACGGAGCCGGGCGCCAGCAACACCCAGTCGCTGGAGAAGATTCCACCCGACAGCATCCGTGTTGGCGGCAAGTGGTATCAGTTCAGTCGGCTCGACCCTGTCGGGCAGTGGCTGGGCATGAGTGCCGACTTCCAGCACCTCGTGACTCAGTACTACAACCCGAGCAAAGACCCTACGGTTTCACACCTGGGCGTCATGGCTCGGTCTGCTGTGCAGGCCATGAGTTCCGCGATGATGGACAAGACCTTCATGAAGAGTTTCGTCAGCATCGCTGATGCGGCCTCGAAGGCAACCACGGAAGGCACGGCGTTCACCAACGCTATGCAGGAGATGATCGACAGCAACGCTGGAAAGCTCATCCCCTTCAGCGGCGCGCTGCGCTCCGTATCGGAAGGAGTCGACTCGACCGAAAGGTCCAACGGCGGCGACTTCTGGAACGGCGTGTGGAACGAGCTGAAGTCCAACGTGCCGGGTGCGACCGAGTCTCTTCCGCCGCGAAGGGACATCCTCGGGCGACCCATCACGCGCACATCAGGTTTCTCTTGGAACCCGTTCGCGGGCGCCTCGGCGACACCTGACCACATGGACCAGGAGCTAGGCAAGCTGGCGTTCGCGGTGCGTATGCCCAAGAACGACCTCAACGGCATTCAGCTCAACCCCGAGCAGTATGACGAGCTGGTCCGCATGTCGACCCAGACATCCGTCGGTGGCGCAACGCTGCCGGAGGCAATGAGACAGCTCACCTCATCCGATGCGTGGGCACAGCTTGGAACCTCCAGGGATAACGGAGTCATGGCCCGCACGGAGCTGGCTCGTTCCGTAATCAACTCCTACTACAACTACGGCAAGCTCTCCTTCGAGCAGAAGCATCAAGAGTTCCTGCAGGCACTCGTTCAATCGTACCAGCAGAAAGCTCAGATGATGGCTCCGCAGCAGAAGTAACCCTAACCAGTACTCCACAGGCTCACCACTTGTGGAGTACTGGTTCCATTTCTACCCAGAGACCCATGGCTGACTCCTACATCGAATACACGGTAGCCGCAGGCGGCCAGTCCACCTTCACGGTTCCGTTCCCCTACCTCAGCGTCAGCGACGTGCAGGTGAGTGTCAACGGCATCCCGCAGCTCATCCCCACGTCCTACCAGTGGGTCACTGGCGGGAGCATTACGTTTAGCCCAGCGTTGCCTGAAGGCGCCGTTGTGTTGATAACCCGGCAAACCTCGCCGGACTCAATGGAGGTCACGTTTAACAACGGCGCGGTGCTATCCGCGTCAGACCTGAACACCGCCGCTCTGCAGTGCTTCTACCGCACGCAGGAGATTCAGGATTCACTCAACGAGTGGATCAACGGCGGCATCACTCTCTTCGGCAATGGCGTCGTCACCGGCGATATGAGCGCCCAAGACCTGATTGACTCGGTCTCGGCGTACATCCTGTCGACGAACCTCGCGAACACTCTGCAGCAGAACATCAGCGACATCACGACCAACTCAGAGCTGATCGCGGGCCAGGGTGAGTACATCAATACGCTGCAGACCTATCAGGCCATCGGCATCCTTGAGACACTGAGCCTCCTGGGCACAGTGACGGATGATGGCTCGTCTTTCATCCTGAATGTCGACACGACCCAGATATCTGGACTGTCCGCGCTGTCTTCGTCAGTGACTACTCTCCAGACAACCGTCGGGGACAACACCGCTGCCATCGAGACGGCCGCTACCAGCATCGACGGCCTGCAAGCGCAGTACACCGTCAAGGTGGATGTCAATGGGCATGTCACCGGCTTCGGCCTGTCTGATGTAGCGAACGACGGAACGATCACCTCGACGTTCATCGTGAACGCGGATGCCTTCGCCATTATCGACACATCGAATGGCTTAAGCAGTGCTGTGGTTCCCTTCGCGGTTCGCAGCGGCGTCACGTACATCCAAGATGTCGTCATCGAAGGTGCGCTGATTGCCACCGGCTCAATAACCAATGCCGAGATCGCCAACGGAACAATCACCACGGCGAAGATTGGCAATGGACAGATCACCAATGCCCTGATTGCCAATGCGGCCATCGGAACTGCCCAGATTGGCAGTGCGACCATCACGGGTAACCTGATAGTCGACGGAACGATCAAGTCCGGCAACATCGCGACCTCCACGATCACCTCTGGCAACATCCAGCAGGGACAGATATCTGGTGTGGTCATGGCCGGCAACCCGGCTCCAAACCCGATCACAGGAACGGGCACCCTTATTGGGAGCCTGACGGTACCTGCGGGGTACACGACTGTTATCTATGGTCGTGTCGAGCTGTCCTTCACTGGAGAGAGCCCCAGTGTGACGGTTCAGCTCTATGACGCCACTACAGGCGTAATCTTAGATCAGGCCGACTTCACCGGCCCGTATGGAGACCCAACCTCAGTTGGTACTTTCCCCTCCATGACTCTGATTGCGTTCATCAGTGATTCGTCTACGACAGACCACGACATCACGCTTCGGTATAAGAACAACAGCACGGTGTCTACCATCAACGACCCTTACTGGGCACTCAGTGCTCTGATTATGCCCAACTAACTTTTGAGGAGATTCAATGACACCCACACCTACCGCAGCACAGAAGGTCACTTCAATCCGCGATCAGCTCCTGCAGGCGTACATCGCCAAGGAAGACGCGGAGACGAAGCTAGCGGCTGCCAATCGGCAGATCGCCGCACTCCGCAACACGATGGCCGGCGTAACCGTCGGTCAGCAGCTCCAGCAGGAGATCGAGGGCGAAGCCAAGGTGCCCACAGCGCCGGTCGCTGCCTAATCCAGAGCCCACATGACAGTCACGTCGAACATCACCAATGCGCAACTCGCGGCGCAAATCCAGGCGCTCATAACGTCCTGGCAGACGCGCGAGACTCAGATGATCGCGTGGCTGGCCGGGGCCGCCGGCGGGGGCGATAACAGCAACGGGACGTACCCGCTGTCGGACGCCTTCGGTAACGTCGAGTACGTCCAGTCCCCAGCGCAGATGGCAGCAGACGTCACCTCTACGGTGAACTCTAGCACAGCCCAGGCGGACGCGGCAGCGGCATCAGCTACCGCTGCGTCCGCTGCGCAGGCGGCAGCGATCACTGCACGCAACCTCGCGAGCACCTACGCCACCAATTCGGCGGCATCAGCTACCCAGGCTGCGAACTCTCAGAGCGCCGCGGCGAGCAACGCAGCGTCGGCCCTGGCGTACAAGAACGCCGCCGGCACCAGCGCCACCGCGGCTGCTGCTTCGGCTACCGCCGCGGCCGCCAGTGCCTCGTCTATGACCACTGCGGTCACCGACTCCGCGGCGAGCGCCACGGCAGCGGCCGGCAGTGCGTCCAGCGCGGCAGCATCGGCCGCCGCAGCCCAGACGTGGAACCCCGCGAACTACGCTGCCCTGGCAGGCGCCACATTCACCGGCGCGGTCACGGTTGACGGCAACCTGAGTGCCGCCGGCAACAAGCTGTACATGGGATCGAGCCGTGCAGCGATCTTCGACGAGGGGACTGGGTACCTGATACTCAACCCGAGTGGAAGCTACGCCAACGGAGTAGACACTCCAGGGAACCTCCTCGTCGGTGGCTCGCTGCTACTGAGTGGCTCATCGTTCTGCGCCATGCAGAGCGTAGAGGCGGCCGGCGCCATCACCTACGGAAGTCTCGCGTTGACCGGAAGCAACGGCGGCTACATCGGCCTCGTGCTTGATGACAGCGTACGAAATCCGACCTTCATGTCTAACGGCACGTCCTACGGAGTGTATAACCAGCTCGGAACCGCATACTGGTCCTGGTTGGATTCCGGCTCCGCCTTCGAGGTCACACACCCCGTAACTGACACGAACGGTCACGCGTACTACAAGAACATCGCGCGAGACTCCGGCAACATCACGTTCTCCACGTCTTCACCTTCAGGTGGCGCTGATGGGGATATCTGGTTCAAGTATCCATCCGGCGGCCTGTATGCCAACGTCTCAGGGACGTGGGAAGCTGTCGCCTCTTAACTATCACCAACATACTATCCAATGGAAATCCCCGAGTTCCTCACCCGCTGCGCAATGGGTGTTGCCTCTACCTGCATCGTCGCGCTAGGCGCAGGCGTCATCAACGGCGCGCGTACAAATGCCGTGCAGGACCAGCAGATCGCTGTAATCCAGCATCACGAGAAGTCGCTCGACGACACGCTCACCCAGCTCAGCTCCGACGTACAGCAATTGAATGTCAACGTCGCCGTGTTGAACGAAAGGATGAAGAATGGCAAACGGTAGAGCATCAGATGATGATGCCAGCCGACTACACAACCTAGTCTGCGACTCTCTCCTTCTCCAGCTCGAAGCGTGGAAGAAAGGGCGCCTCGTCGTCCTCGACGGCGAGAAGTACACCAAGTGTATGCCGCCCGCTCTCCTCGCCCAAGCCATCAAGTTCCTCAAGGACAACGGCATCGACCAACCGGCCCGCACCGGCGACAAGGTCGACACGCTCAAGAATGCGATGCCCGACTTCACCGACGACAACGTCGTCTCCTTTCCCACCTCAAGGTAATCAATGTCCATCTCCAAGTTCCCCCAGTCGCAGGCAGCCCTTGCGACGGCGTTCCAGACCATCGCTAACCACGTTGGCGTCAATCAGGCCGCGCTCGACAAGCTCAGCGACCTTTCGGGTATCGTCAGCGGCGAGCACATCGCCTACCTGGGCAAGTCGCTCAGCGTGGCCTGCCCGGCCTCGACGGCCCTGTCGGCGTTCATCTCGGGCGCCCTGAAGACTGCCAATGGCGCCGTTACCCCGGCCGCCGGCGTGGTCTTCACGCTGACCACCACGCAGGACACCAGCGACACGAAGTTCGATACGGCGAAGGGCTCTGTCCCGGCCGTCGGCGACGTGTTCGCGATGACCAGCGGCGCAGCCATCGGCTACCTCGGCACGACCGCGGCGGCTCTGGCCACGGCGCTGCAGCCCTACACGTACCGCGGTTCGCAGCTCAACAAGGCGTAATCCATGAGCAGCTACCCCAGCACCATCCAGAACCCTGACGTCGTTGACGTCCGCGGCATCCGCACTGCCAACGTCGGCACGGACATCACCGCGGTCGCCACGGCGATCACTGCGGCCCGCAACGCGTCCAACCAGGGCGCCGTCGGGCGCGTCATCAATCTGCTCCAGCAGGTTGTGTACGCCGCGCGGGAAGTCTAAGCAATGGCCAACGCCGTCCCCGTCAACCGGGCGATGGCCGCGAAGGCAGCGGGGGCGACAGTAGTCGCTCCTGCTCCCTCTGCCGCAGATGCCCTGAAGTCCGCCGAGGCTGCCGTAAAGGCCGCTGAAGTGGCCATCAATGCTCTCGGCGGGGACGCGCCCGCTGCGGCAGTCGCCGCCGTCGTCGCCCCGGTCCCCACTCGCGCTCAGCGTCTGCTGAACCGCCTGTGTGACCTGAGCAATCTCCACAAGGCCACGCCGGCTTCCATCGCGTCCGCCATGGCAGCCATCGCGGTCCACATCAACAGCAAGACTGGCACCGCCGCTGACGTCGCTCGTGCGAAGTTCAACGAGCTGGTCGCGGCAGTCAACGCAGCCGCGTAATCGGCTAGAGGAGGATTCTTTGATCTACGAGTTTGAGTGCTCCAAAGGGCATGTGACGGAAGCGTCCGTGCCGATGGGCACCACTCAGTGGCCGTGTCAGGCATGCACAGCAGAGTTCAACGCCCTGGTTAGGTCGCACAAGACCTTCATCCCCTGGGACACACTCGCGAAGCGCATCCTGTCGCCCACACCGACGACCTTTAGGTTCGCCGATGGAAGAGATTAAGTACCCTGACTGGGTCACTACGGAATCCGAGAAGAAGCTACACGACGACTTTGTCATGTTCGTGTGGCTGCTCTGGCGTCACCTGAAGCTACCCAACCCGACCAAACGCCAACGTGCGCTCTGTCGGTTCCTCCAGCACGGCCCGAAGCGCATCCTGATTATGGCCTTCCGTGGCCTCGGGAAAACCTTCCTGACCTGTGCGTACGCCTTATGGTGTCTCTACAGGAACCCTCAGGAGCGCATCAAGATCATCTCGGCGAACGAGGACAAGGCGCTCGAAAACGCTACGTTTATCCGCAGATTGATCGAGGAAGTGCCTGAGCTGCGATTCTTACGGCCGAGTAACAAGGACCGAGACAGCGCGCTGAAGTTTGACGTGGGGCCGGCTGATGCCGCGCCAACGCCATCCGTCAGCGCCCTCGGTATCACCGGTCAGCTCACCGGTGGTCGCGCCACGATCCTGATATCGGATGACGTGGAAGTGCCTAAAAACAGCTACACCGAGGGCATGCGTGAGCGTCTGTCGGAACTCATCAAAGAGTACGACGCGCTGATCGTCCCCGGTGGCCGCATCATCTTCCTTGGTACGCCACAGACCGAGCAGTCGATCTACAACGCCGTCCGCAAGCGCGGTTACGTCGCCCGCATCTGGCCGGCCCGCTATCCGACACCTGAGTTGGTCATCAAGTACGATGGTGCCCTAGCGCCTGACATCGTCCTAGAGATCGACCAGGGTGCCCGTATCGGCTCCACTACGGAAGGCGAGCGGTTCCCTGACTTGGACCTTGCGGAGCGTGAGGCGTCGTACGGACGCTCAGGCTTCGCCCTGCAGTTCATGCTCGACACGTCGCTCAGTGACGCCGAGCGTTACCCGCTCAAGCAAGCAGACCTCCTGTACGTAGACGTCGAACGCGACATCATCGACACCTCAGGCAAGGTCATGAAGAAGGCCGAAGCGCCCGTGCGTCTCGCGTGGTCCTCCGACCCGGCGAAGGCCGTGAAGGAGATCACCAACGTCGGCTTCGCTGGCGACCGGCTCTACCGGCCGCTGCACACTGCTGACCAGCGGGCACCCTTCGACGGGGCTGTCCTGGTGGTCGACCCGTCGGGCCGCGGCAAGGATCACACCGCTGCCTGCGTCATCAAGTCCCTGATGGGCCAGTTCTACCTGACAGCCATGAAGGGCTTCAAGGGCGGATACGAAGCCCCCACGCTCGAAGCGCTCGCGCTCCTGGCGAAGGAGCAGCAGGTGAAGCACATCCTCGTCGAGTCCAACTTCGGCGACGGCATGTTCACCAAGCTGATGGAGCCGTACTTCGCCCGCATCTATCCCTGCACCATTGATGAGGTCCGCTCCACGACGCAGAAGGAGCGGCGCATCATTGAGGACGTAGAGCCGATCTTGAACCAGCACCGGCTGGCGGTCGACTCCGCGGTCATTGAGGAAGACCTCAAGATCGCCGAAGGTGACCAGCGGTACTCGTTCCTGTACCAGCTCACGCACCTCACGAAGGAGCGGGGCTCACTGCGGCATGACGACAAGGTCGACGTGCTGGCAATGGCCCTGCGTCACTTCCGCGAACACACAGCGGTCGACCACGCCCGGGCTGAAGCTGCTCACCGGGAGAAGCTACGCGACAAGGAGTTCGCAGACTTCGAGCGTGGTGTCCTCGGGAACGCCCCACGGCGCCCCGCGGCGCGCTTCATCAAGTCCCCCTGGCATTCCATCAGCAGGCCACAAACGACCCGTAATGGTCGCTAAGGGCTCACTTACGGCCCCGTAGGTTCCCATTCCTGGGATCATCAGGTGACCGTTTGGGCTTCTCTTCGTGCTCCGGATCAGGCAGCACCTCGTACTCACCAGTATCGGGGTTCTGTCTGATCCGCCGACGCATGACACCTGTGGGGCTGTGTGCCTGCCGATACTTGGACCTGAGTCCAAGGTCCTCCAGCAGGGCCTGCCGTAGCTTCCTGAGTGCATCCTTCATGGCCACGCACGGTGGACCTGAAGAAACCTGAAGGCAACCCAAGGCTCGAGCCCGGCCGCATTAGAGGCCCGCTGTGCCCCGCAAGGAGACCCCTAGGCGATGATATGGGTCTCCAATATGAATGGCGCAGCGGCTGCGGTGCGTAGTCCTGTGGGCATCCTCAGTGGAGCACGATGTTCACTGATCGGGGAACCGAATGGGAGCCTGATGTGGACCTAGTGTGGAACCGGGTCAGGATTGGAAAAATCTTCGAGGGGGTGAGCGAGGGTCGTCGCGCCAGAATCCCCCCTATGCCCATCCCGCGGCCAGGATGCGACCACGGCCCGCTCCGATAGGCACTCCCACGCGGTCGATAGATGCGCAATCTATCTGACACACAGCAATATCAATGACTTGCACGTGATGCGTGTCAATACGTGTCACAGACAGCATGCTATTGCCTGTCAATCTGAGCCTGCTGTGCTCGTAGTGTGTGCCTGATGTGATGCGGAATGCTGCTGATGTGTGCTGCTGGCCGCGTTTGTGCGTGCTCGCGCGTGCATCTGTTTTTTTGATCTATACGTCAAGTGCGCTCGAATGGCCGAGCACAGTGGACCTAGTGTGCGATTGATCGATCCCGCCACCGCAAGGTCACATCAGGTACACGCTAGGTGAACGTGAGGTTATCCAGACGAGCACATCATGTGAACGTAGACAACCACACTAGACACACCACTACACCATGAGAAACCAATCAGTAAACACTAGGTGAACTCTAGGTGATCGTTTATGTGTACCCTCATGTATACCTATAGGCTGTTAGATTGAGCATCAATGGAATCAAGCACTTAGCTATAGCGCCATTTCCTAACAATGAACGATATCAAGCACTTAGACTATAATTTCACTACTGAGACAATCGACAATAGACTGTACTATCAACAGCTTGCGTTCAATTGTCTACCTGAGCAGAGTGCTCAATTCTGGTATGTCTAGCGAGCGAAGCGAGCAGGAGCGCATAGCGCACCGTCGAGTGCAGCGCATGCACACCTAATGTGTACGTGATGGCTCGCCCTGGCAATTCGGGATATGTACCGAATATCGACTAAATTCAACCTGGATTCAATCAGTTACCTGCTCCGGTGTTATTTCGCTTCCACAATCGTTTGACATCCGCACTGTGTGCGATTACCTTTGCTGCACGCGGTAGGAAACCGCTCGGCTTGATGACGACACGACAGAGTGTCCGAGACGTCCGACAGGGTAATGGCACTGGATGATGACGATAGAGGCATAGGACGCCCACCCGGAACACCACATGGAGATAGCTGCGCAATGGGCTTTCGACAATACAGCTCATTGCGCCGCATCGTAAAGCACTCACTACAGAGTGCTTCATCATGCGAGGTAATCACACATGGTCTCAATCATCGTCCTGGCTTGCGCCATTACCGGCTGGTACATAGGCGACAGGGTGATTCGCACCATTGGTGCGCTCTGGCCGTTCCGCTTCCGCACATACTGAGATAACGCACATGAGACTCTCTGGCAAACCCACGATTGCTAATCAAACCGGCGACCGCCGTGACTTCAACGTGATGGAGTTTCGCGAGCGATTCAAACGGATGGCTCCCGAGCAAGGAACGTCAGCGGGCATGACTGCTGTTCAAGGCTGGACGCGCAAGGTCAAGTACGTACACACGCATGAGGATGAGCTTGAGCCGGGCGCGGTGTACTGAGCCAACGTCAAATCAGCGAGCATCTCTAACGGTGCTCGCGAGTTTGCCTAAGGGGAGCGTCTGCGACGCTCTAAGGTTTCCACTACGGAGCACACATGACACATGAGTACACGTTGAAAGCATCACGTTGCGCCATTTCACCGTCCACGTCTTACGGCTACTGGGAACGCAAAGACGGTAGCGAAGGCGGAGGGCTTTGGTTTGATGGGATGAGCCTATCGGACTATGACGGTGCGTTCTCATTGCCCAAGGATGTATGTGATGAGATCGCCGCCCTTGGTTACACGGTTGCTCAGGAGTTCTATCCGTGAAATACACAGACTACCAATCGTTTCGACAGGGTACGTCTTACGCGGTGCAAGAGCACACGACAGACGAGCAACGCGCGGCATTCTGGCAAGCATGGCACGCGTCGGGCGATGAGAGCGCACTTGCGGAGTACATCCGGGCGCACTTGACGGCTCGTCGCGCGGCTTGAAGGTTTCGGATTCGCACACATTGAGGTTTTGCACACATGCACGTTGAACACACACCCGAAGATACCGCGATTCTCAATCGCACCATGGACGCGAGCACATACCTTCAGTCGCTTTGGGAGTCGAATAGAGACGCGGCGCACATGCTCCAGCTCACGCGCTGTCGTGGCGTCCATACCTACGTAGGCCGGATTGATGCCGCTTACGGAAAGTTGAGCGCGGACGAGCTGGCGCACGTCGTTCAATTCTAACCAACGTCAAACCATCGGGCATCGCAATGGTGCCCGAGAGTTTGCCTAAGGTTTTCCACGTTCCTACACACAAGGGGTAATGAACCATGACTCGTAAAGACTTCGTATTGATCGCAGCAGCGCTGAAAGATTCTCGGCCCGTCTCTCCTATGTGGCCAGCATCGGCCAGAGAAGCGGCCAACGAAGTGATTGACCGCGCGTCAGTCCGATTCTGTAACGAGCTAGCTGCCACCAATCCACGCTTCGACCGTGAACGCTTCCTGAAGGCTTGCGGTGTGCAGTCATGAGCCACGCCAGCAAGTACGTCTGCGAAGGGGAATCCACACACCGACCTGCAGCGCTGCGGCTCATTTACAAGCACACGCACCGAGACTTTAAGGGGCGCATCGGCAAGGCCCGCACGATCCTGGCTCAGGACAAAGATGGCGCAACGTGTCTAGTTGAACTGGACGGGCTGACGGATGAGCAAGTAATGCTCAAGTTGCCTTTCGCCATCCGCGCCGAACGTGCGTCTAAACGTTCCTAATCCGCACTCAATTCACACTGGAGACAACCATGCAATTGCAACTATGGGATACGAAGGCTAGAGCCTACGAGCATCACAGCGACGTCGCTGATACCGCATGTGATGACCGCGCAGACAACGCGCGCAGCATCGCGAACGGCCGTAACTGGCGCATATGCAAGCCCGATAGGCCGCTCAAGCCGCGATACGTGTTGCCGCGTCATACCGCGTCCGACAGGACAACGAAACAGGTAATCGAGGCTTACCTGACGTGGGCAATCGACCACAAGCTCAAAAGCGTAACGATGTACTACGGGAAGTGGCATCCGTTCCTAGGGTTCCTTGAGCGCTCCAAGGTGCGCCATATCACTCAAGAGGAACAGTTTGCTGTCGTCGAGACAACCGACGAATCCGAACTAGCACAAGCGGCCTAGGTGTACCGCAGAGAGCATGCCCGCGCGTGCTCTCGACGGTGCATCCCGCGCCACTGGAGTTATCACAATGTCTTACCGTCAATCACCCGCTTTCCGCGCTGCTGTGATCGCAGCAAATGCCCAAAGGCGCACCATGCGATACCGCGTGGCCACGTTAGAGAACGTTCAGGGATTCCCGTTGTGCTTCCGCCGTCGTGAGGTGCGGTCGTGAGCTATACGCCCATCGACAAAACGCCACTAGGCGATTGCCCGCGCACGTTGGCCGTGTATCGGCCGGGAGAGCGTCTGCCGGGAACCAATCACCGCTTCGCATACAGCGGAACCATTCCTTGCACCGGGCCGCGTAAGTGCCTGCTGTGCGGCCAGGAGGTGCAACCGTGAACACAGACAAACCCATCAACGGAGTCATGATTCCCGCTTGGCAATGGGCGTTGTGGTACGCCGCAGCGGTGCGCCGATGATTACGCTAGTGATCCTCTGGTGCCTGCTGTCGCTTCCCTTCGCAATCCTCGCGGGTTCCTTCATGCGCACTGGCGCGGGTGGTGAAGCGTGATCCGTCCGCACGCAGGTTACCTCAAGCAGGCGCTATTCGAGCCTGAAGCAATCGTTCAGAAGGCCCGCGAGGTATGCCTAGATGTCCACACATACGACACGCTAGTAGGCACTGGTTTGTCTGGTGCGTTGGTTGCTCCGCTGCTCGCGCGTGAATTCGGGAAAACCTTCCTGATTGTCCGCAAGGATAGCGACGGCTCCCATAGCGGAAATCTTTGCGAGGGAGAACTCGGCGGTAGCTGGGTATTCGTCGATGACCTTATTGACAGCGGAAGCACACTGCGCCGCGTGCGCCATGTCGTCGGGATGCTCTGCGGAGGGTACGGCCACACGTCCGAGTATCGCGGCACGTTCCTGTACTGCGACCCGATGCACCCGACGTTCTCCGGTCCCACCTATTCGTACTAGGGAGCTAGCATGCAAACACACACCGAAACCCCACGTTTACCCGGCTTCTACGTCCGTGGCCGTTACTACGGCTTCAAGGTCTCTCAGGCAACAGCACGCGCACGTTGGCTTGCTGACGAGCATCACACGATGGTCGATGTCGAGCTGATCGACTGGGCAGGCTCCGGCCAACGCTATGCAACCGTAGGTCCACGTCAGGCGCCCGTGTCGCTGCTCACGGCGGCAGCATGAGCGACGACACCGCCCACGACTGGGAGACTTCATGTCCCAAGTCGGACGATGAGCAGCACTGCGAGTGCTGGTATGACGGCGGAGAATGCTGTCGATGTCACGCGCCGGCCGAAGGCGCCCCAACCAAGGAGCAGTAGGCAGAGTCAAGCGCCATTCCGTGACAGGTTTGGCGCTTCTCCCTGCCCATTGTTACGCATTGTTAAAACTAGACGGGCATCGCAAGAGTCTCCCCGTCTGGTTTTGGCGACTAGCGTTAGCAGTATCGTTGCAGCCGCAACAGGCAGTAGCTACGCGATCATCCTGCCCGCAGTCCGCGGGCACCACGTAGCGACGTAGGCCGGCCACGGTAAGAACCGGTAGAGAGAAACCAGAGATGAGAGCGATTGATTGCGCCGTAGAACCGGCGACGTTTGGGGGTACATTCAGCGAGCGATTGACCGCACGCGTGGACGAGTGCGAAGATGCACTGTTTGCGGTTGTGGAACTATGGATAGTCCGCAAGCATTTCCTTGTCACAGTGAAATTGCAAAGCAAAAAAGGTGCTTGTCATGACTTCCGAAATGAAGGGGAAAGCGAGCCTTCCGGCGCTGCTGGCGGCTCTTGAGGTAATCAACGACGCCATGGGTGAGCGTGCCACGCTGCGCCATGCGCGTTTGTTGCTCGAAGTGGCCATTGCGGGCGAGGTAGACCAGGGCATGATCGCAAAGAAGATCGGCCCGACGGCTACCGTCCGCATGGTGCAATCGCTCGGACCATCCGGCCCGTACAAGGACGATGAAGGGCGGCGCCGCGAAGGTCTCGGGCTCATCAACAGCGAGCAGGACGCGGTCGACTATCGGCTGCGCAAGCTCACACTGACCAGCGATGGCAAATCACTGGTCAACCGGATTCAGGGTCGAATGGAGGGCAAGCGATGAAACGCTCCACAATGATCCCCGCAGTGCTCGCACTCGCGGGCTGTGTGACGGTGGGTTCAATTCAGCAGTTTGGTAAAGACGCATATATCGTCCCGCTGTCGGAAGTGCCCGCCCACGCGGTGCTTCTAGGCAACCGGTTCTGTGCCGCGAAGGGCCGCGTAATGCAGCCCGAGTCCATGGCGTCGCAGTCATTCGTGTTCCGGTGTGTGATTGCCAGTGCTGCCAAAGCGACCACGTGGGGGCCGGCTGCGCATACCGTCATCGTGGAGAAACAACCATGAAGCTGTTCAAACGCGATGGCCAGTGGCACGTCGAGTTCCATGACGGAACCGGTGCGCGCATTCGCCGCACGACGGGGATTGCTGCCACGGAATCCGAGAAGGTGGCTGAATCTGCCGCTGCGGAGCGCATACGGCGCTTTCTGAGCGGGGGTGGTCAGGCGCCGCAGCTCGCCCGCAAGGTGGGTGTCATATTCAACCTGGGCGAGGCACTGGAGCGCACATACGTCTCCCGTTGGAAGAACTCACGCTCGGACATACAGCTCAAGTACGTGGTCCGTCGCATGGAACGCGAGATCGGCCATTGGCTTCTGTCCGAGGTCGACTACAAGCGCCTAAGGCAATACCGCGACGACACACTCGAATCCGGCGTGGCGCCCGCGACCGTCAACCGGAGGCTGTCCGTGCTGAGCGTCACGCTGCGCGAGGCTCACCGGGAGGGTGACCTTCCGGCCATGGTGGCGTTCCCCGAGAAGCTCGCCGAGAAGAACATCCGCGAGCGGTACATGAGCGACGCGGAGGAAGCCCGCGCGCGTGAGTTCCTAGGCAAGTGCGTGGCTATCGAGCGCATCCAAGGTGGCGACGAGTGGCAGTACATGGCGGCGCTGTTCGGCTTCCTGCTGGACACCGGGTGCCGGCTCGGCGAGGCGCTGGAGCATCTCACGCGCGAGCGCTGCGATGGGATCGCCGTGCGGTTCCCCGCCGGCGTCACGAAGACTGCGCCGGCTCGCTCGGTGCCACTGACGCCCCGGGCTCGAGAGTGCGCCGAGGTGCTACTGGCGAACCCGCTGCACGGCACCCGCAGCGACGACTGGGCGGGCCATCGCTGGGGCCTCGTACGGGTCGCGTGCGGCTTCCTAGACCTTAACCTTCACATTCTCCGCCATACGTGCGCATCGCGGCTCCTACGGCGCGGTGTGGCGCTCTACACGGTGTCCAAGTGGCTCGGTCACTCGTCCATCCGGACGACGCAGCGGTACGCCCACCTGGAGCAGGGCACGCTGGAGCAGGCATGCGCGGCGCTGGCCGGCGGCCCGGTCTCGGCGAACGAGCCTTGGCACGCTGATACGCAACCATTGCGGAATCGCACGTAATCTCCACGCGTCGGCACGCGAGGGAGAGCTAAGTTGCTGATTGAGTAGGGGTTTGTTGGCGCGCCCGGAGAGATTCGAACTCCCGACCTCATGGTTCGTAGCCATGCGCTCTATCCAACTGAGCTACGGGCGCGCCGCGAGAAAACCGGGCGCAATGGCCACCCTGCGCCGGGCCGCGAATCC